ATCACCTCTTTGTGTTTCATCTTCTAAAACTAAATGATCTTCACCATCTGTCATACCACTTGTGCCTTCTTCGGCCACAATACCACCATTTACTAATGAAACTTTTGCCTGAGCAGAACCACCACCAGTATCAGTATTTGTAAATACTATGTCATCACCTATTTCATATCCTGACCCAGCACTATCAACAAAAAATTCAGTTATAGAACCACGGCCAATATCATCAATATTAATATTAGCACCAGAACCACCACCTGTTATACCTAAAGATTCGCCTGTTGTATATAAAGCTCCATCATTTGTTATTGATATTACATTTGGTATTCCTGTGGTTGTTGCTTTTATAAAAATATCAGATTCATCTGTTTCAGTACCTCTTATAACCTCACCTGTTTGAAAAGTGCCTGTTATAGTATCTTCATTTAAAATAAATTCTGTAACTAAATTTTCACCAATTTGAAACTTAAATACGTTTTCTACAATGGCTGTCGCTTCAGAGGTTTCACCTGTTATTGTTCTACCAACTAAATTTGCTGTGTCACCTGTTGTTAGTTGAGCAATTGATTGTATTGCTCTCATTATTTTTTTAGTATCAAATTGTCCGTCAGAAGCTCTTAACATTTGTTCTCTAGGATAAATTGTTTCAGAGTTTTCATTGAATAACAATCTAAAAAATAATTCGTGGCCTCTATTTGTGCCTTTTGTTCTATAAAGGGTTTTTACGTTTTTAATTAAATTTCTTTTACTAATACCTGTTGCTAAAGTTTCAGGTAAAGTATTTAAAAACTCGTTTCTAAATTTTGTTAAGAAGTTTGATATTGCTTTATCAGGATCACGGAAGTTAACTAACTCTTGTATGTTAGTAACAGGATTAGGTTTGTAATTATTAATAACTGCTTGAGCACCTGAAGAATTACCAGTCACTATTTCATTCATTTCAAATTTGTCTTGAGCTGTTATGAATAATCTATTATTATCTAAATCTTCAGCTAATACAGTTGATGTAGCATTTGAAGTAGCTCCTGTTATGGTTTCGCCTCTTGTAAATTTACCAAAAGATGAATCTTCTAAAATAATTTTATCACCAGCGTCTAGTTGTGTTCTATCTGTATCTAAACGAGAAGCGTCTAATACTAAATTATTTGATTGTGCTGTTTCTGTTTCAAGTGTAATACCATCAGTTGACTCTATGCTAGTAACGGCCAATTCTGCCGATTCCATAAAAGTAAAATATGTTTTTACAAACTCTAAAAATTTAGGGTGATCTGATAGAACAAAATCAGGTGCCTGTTGGTCTAGTAGTAACGATAGTTTATCTTTAAATGAGGCCATTAGTAACTACTTGTTGTTGTATATCCTACACCAGCGTCAGCAGAACCTCCAACAAACGTGTCAGCAGTTACAGTAATTGATGAATTGGCAGTATCAATTTCTAATATTTGATTTCTTACAGGTACAACATCATTTGAGTCAGGTTTTACAGTTAATTCTATCACACTTGAAGAAGAGCCTCTAATATTTGATACTGAAGCTATGTTTAATGAGTTTAATGTAATTTGACCTGTTGAGTAATTAATTGTACCTTGTGTATTGTTAGCATATGTTCTAACACCAGAAACTATATAATATCTTCTAACATTACCTGCTCCATCATCATCTAAAAACATTTCATTTGTTGTATCGCCATCAACTTTAAATCCTGATGATTCTAAAATACCACCAGCAGCTTTGTTGTGTTCACTATGAGGATTATATAAAGCATTTCTAAAATAAACATTGTATAAAGTTGAACTGTTTAGTGTAGGTGTAAAGTCTTTTCTTATTTTTAAAGTTGTTATGTTTGATAATATTGATGTATCAGTATTGTCAATTTCTTTTGAAACTTTTGAGTATCTAAAAATACTATCAAATTTTTGTAAATTAGTTGAATTGAAATTTGTTAACGTAGTTAAAATATTTGATTTTAATGTATCAGTTGTTTTTATAGTAGCGTTAGAATCATACTTAACTTGACTTGTTAACAATATTTTTGTTGTCTCTGGATCAACAATCTCTGGTCTAACTGAAGCGACATTGAATTTTTTTAATTGAGTTACTAAATCAACTTTAGTAGCATTTGTTAAAGTTGAACCTGAAGCTGCCTTAATAGAAATTTTTACAGTACCATAAACTGGTGTTTCTTCATCTTCACCACCCCAAGCTGAAACGGCCTGAGCATTTGGATATAACTCTAAAACTTTTGTTTCATAATCACTTGTTGTAACTGCTCTATCTTGTGCTGAATATTGTAAAGGCGCATTAAATCTAATAGACTCTTTTGTTTGTGGTTCAGAACCGCCTTGAGCATTTGATACAGTTGAAATTGAAACATCTGAAAATCCATCAATTGTTCCAGATAAAGTAAATGATGAAGCACCATTGGCCTCTGTTTTATTTGTTACAACGTATTCTAATATTACAATATTTCCATCTGTTAATGATTTACCAATTACACCGTCACCAAAATAAACTTCAAATTTACCTTCATCACTTTCTTGTAAAAAATAAACTCTGCTTGTGTCAGTTAAACTAGTTATACCTGTTGCCTTTGTATAAGTGTTTGTTGTTGTATCACTCGCTGAGTTTTGAACTGTAACTTTTAGTGTAGTTGTATCGGCATTTAAACTTGGAATAATAAATCGTTGGTCAACATCTGAACTATCAACTGTATATTTAAAAGTTACCAAAGTACCTTCAAAAATTGATAAACTTTCAAATTTGTAAACACCATTAGTAGGTGAAATTGTTGTTTCAGCATTTGTTACAAATTGATAAGATGTACCGTCAACTGTTGTCGTAAAAACTGTGCCTTTAGCAGCCGTAATAGTAGCAGGACTTCCTGTTACATTATTCATTGTGATGTCAATTGAAGCACTAGGTGATTTAGCTGATGTAGGAGTATAACCTAACATCTTAGCTAATGATACGATATTTTTTCTTACGTCAGCAGAATCTAAATACATTTCATTTGCTAACATATTAGCATTGAAACCAAGATAATGTGTATTGTAAGCCAACATATCTAAAAGAACGGCAAAACCTGAACCTTCAAAATCGTAATCTTGGAACTCTGATTGATTTTGTAAAAATGTTTTTAAATTACTTTTGATTGCGTCAAAATCTAATTCTGATACTTCTAATTTATTGCTGGCCATATTATCTTAATCTTTCTAAAAATGTCTCTACTGTTACTGGTAAAGTTGTGCCAACTACATAAAAAGATATTCTTAATGAATAACGATTTAAGTCAGCGTTTGGCCGAGATAAAACCTGAACTAGTCTAATTCTTGGCTCAAAATTTGTTAATACTTCTTCAACCTTTCTTTGTAAGTTTAGAGAAGTTAAAGGTGTTATAGGTTCAAATAATAACGCTCTTACACTACTACCAATTTCAGGATGAAAAGGTCTGTCAAAGTGGTTTGTATTAATTAAATTACGAACTGATCTTTTTACAGCCTCAACGTCTGTTAATCTATTTACATCATTAGTTGTAGTGTTACGGCCAAAGTCTAAATCCAAGTCTTTGTAAACACGACTTGACCTTGTGCTTTTATTTGATACATTTTCTACACTATAACTTGGCATAACACCTAATATTTATAAGATTATCCAGAAAATACGTTAGAAGAACCTGAAGTCATTGCTCCAGCGTCAGCACTATCACCTATTCTTGCTAATGCCTTACCCTCTACAAATACCGTTGAAGAACCAGCATTTACAACTGCTGTGTGATTAGCACAAGGTGGTTGTGGTGGAAAAGGGTGTGGTACGGTAGAATCTGTAACTCTTGCCATTAGTAAACTATTAGCAAATACCGTTGATTGACCAGGTGTTGTTAATGTAGTTGTAGAACTACAAATATGACCTGTTGATAGACTATCACCTTTTCTACAAGCTGCTGGCATTATCTTCCTTGACCGTTATAAAACTTTAGATTTCTTTTTTTGTGTTTGTTCATAGAACTCATTTTACATTTACGTTTTTTAGACGCTTGAGAAGTCTTTTTTGGAATACTTTGGTGAGCAACATAGTTTTTAGCCATTTTTGCCATTATCGTCTAGCCTCCAAAGCTGCTTTTTTAGCGGCTCTCTTTTTTTCTAAAGCAATTGATTGTCTAATCTTTCTTCCCATAGGAATTTGAACAGATTGAGCAATTTTTTTGCCTTTTTTAGTAATATATTCAACACTTATAAATTTATCTTTATAATCACCTTGTACCGACATTACGGCCTTCTTTAAACTCATTGATTCTTTTTCTTTTTCATCACCTGCTTCGTTCCAAAACAGATATTTTCTCATTTTTGCCATTTTTTTATGCTCCGTTAAATAAATCATCAGGACTTGTTGTTTTTTGCTCAACTTTCTTGTGTCGGCAATGTGTACAACATATTATTTCATTATCTTTATCATAATTTTGAAAACAAAAGCCATTACAATGACATTTATGACCACAATTTTGACAATAATTCATAATTTCCTTTTTTTATACTATTTATCTTAAAAATTACAGATCATTTTTCCGCTTTTTAAGTTGGTTTCTGCTAAATTTTCAATATTTTCAACGGCTGATTCGCCAATTTTCTCTAAATCAGGCGAAAATTGACAATTTTTGATATTCCTTGAGCAGGAAGTGAACAAAACCAGAACAATTATACAAAAAATAGCGCTTTTTTTCATTTTTTTGTGATTTTTTATTTGACAAATCTATTTATTTGTGGTATATTATACGAGTAATGACAACAAAAACACTAACAAAAGGAAACACTATGAAAAAGTTTTATGAATATATGACAATCATAATGGCAACTATCGGTACTTTTTGTATGATAGGTGCTGTTGGCGCTATTGATGGCGGATATAAGGGTATACCAATGAATGATAATTGGTTATTGTGTGGTCAATTGGCCTTATTAGGTATCGCTAGTTATGGTTTAGCGTTATACTCTCAAATCTTATACTCGGAGGCAAAATAATGACTATTAGTATTAATGTTTCTGCTAAAAACCTTGAAGAAGGTATCAAAATAATGATGGCTGGTGCTAAAGAAGATTATAGGCAAATGTCAACTTCTTATGGTAAAAAAGAA